GATTTCTACAAAACTGACTGGAAATATCTAAACGATGCCACCACCCGTGGACTTGTTGCAGATGTTGAAGGTGTAATTGTTCCTGCTGGAACTTCTACAGTTTACGATCAGCAACTCGGAAAGAACATCTCTCGACCATTCTTACACATCCGCTACAGAGCTTCTGAAGCTGATGACCGTAGAATGAAGTCTTGGGTGACTGGATCAGTAGGAGGTAACTATACTTCTGACGCTGACGAAATGAACGTACACTTCTTGTCAGAAAGAGCGTTGTGTGTTCAAGCTGCTAATAACTTCGTATTATTGAAGGCTATTGCACCACCAACATCATAGTAAATTAATGTAATTGTTACCCTCGTTGTATTAGCGGGGGTAGCTATTACTTTTATCAATTATTTAATTATATTATATCATGTCAAAGAAAAAAGAATCCCCGGTTTTAGATAACTCTTGGGAAATAAAAGATAGATTATATACGCTTAAAAATAACAAGCGTCCATTAGTATTCACAGTGCCATCTAAGCATACTGCAAAGAAGCCATTGCTTTATTTTGATAAAGAAAAAGGATACCAACGGGAATTAAAATATGCTACTAACCAACCATCCCCATTTGTTGAAGAACAAAAAGGTGTGGCCACGTTGGGGCGTATTGTTTTTAGAGACGGGGCTTTAACCGTTAAAAAAGAAAATCAAGTTTTACAAAAACTATTATCATTATATCATCCCTGGAGCGACAGTGTTTGGGAAGAATATAAACCTCAGCAACAAGCAGCTAGCCAGTTAGATTGGATTGAAGCTGAAATTGCAGCTTTAAATTTAGCTAAATCACTCGACATAGATCAGATGGAAGCTATATTAAGAGTACAGTTTGGGTCTAAAGTAAATGAATTATCAAGCAGTGAATTAAAGCGCGATGGTTTAATATTTGCAAAAAGAAACCCAATACTTTTTGTTGAGTTAGCAGGAGATGATAATGTTCAATTAAGAAACTTTGGTATTAAAGCTACCGAAAGCGGCATAATAAAATTATCGCAAGACCAAAGAACATTTACATATGGTGAGGGCGATAGAAAACTTATGACCGTTCCTTTTGACGAAAACCCGTATTCTGCATTAGCAGCGTGGTTTAAAACAGATGAAGGTGTTGAAGTTTATAAAGCAATTGAAAAAAGACTTAAATAGTCACTCATAATGGTTAGGCCATCTTATAGGGTGGCCTAATTATTATAAATAAAAAAATATGAGCGTAAGTATAGATACTGTTTATCAAAGAGTATTAGGCATACTCAATAAAGAACAACGAGGGTATGTTACGCCTCAGGAATTTAACTTGTTCGCAAATCAAGCACAACTAGATTTGTTTGAGCAATATTTTTACGACATAAATCAATTTGGTAGAATGCAAGGTAATGACACTGAGTATTCAGATATGCTTGACCTGCTAAATAAAAAAATAGCAATCTTTGAAACGCAAGGCAACTTGACTTATGACGAAACAAATAACTACTATCCGCTTCCTTTGGATATGTACAGGCTTGGTACTGTTATATACACAAACACTACCACAAGGGATCTTTACCCGTCGCCTACTCAACCGGCAAACTTTCCGGAAAGCAATCCAACAATATATAGACAAACTATCAATAAAGACATTGAAGCTGAACGCGTTAACGGCAACGAATTGCTATACATCAATTTGTCACCATTAACTAAACCTAAAAATTCATTGCCAATATATGTATCTAAAAATGGCAATATAAACGTATACGGTGATACCGAATTAACTTCTGGC